TGTTGACCGTGTTTCCCGTGGTCAATGCCTGGGTCGTGCAGGTTGTCACCAGCACCAGCAAGCCTGACCCGGTTGTCGACCACCACGCCACGTGCGCCGCCGTCCCCGTAGTGTCAACGGCCAAGGTGTTATTGGCTTTCATCGTGATCTTGCGCCCGCTTGAGTCGCCGTTATCCAGCGTGAAAGCCGAAGAAGTCAAGCCGTTTGCGTCCGCCAGCTTGTATGTACTGGTCGCGTGGGCATAGGTGGTCGGCTGCGTCGAGCACACGCTGATGCCGGTCACTTGCTTGCGGATTTCTGCAAGCATCAAATCAATAATCCCATCTGGTAAATACTTAGCCATTCTGTTTTCCTCCGAATAGTTGATCTACGTCTACTGATACACTCTGAACTTCTAGAGTGATTGTTACCTTCTGCGGCTCGCACTTTGGGCAAGCATAGCCGCTTTCTGTTTTTACTAATTCAGTCCCGCACTTCTCGCATTTATTCATACCGATTGTTTCTCCACTTTCGGTTTCATGAACACTCGTTTGATCGTCGTCACCGGCAATGGCGGATATCCCTCGCAAGTTTCTGTCTCCAGCTGCTTCCATCCCAGCGCCTCGAATACCACCTGGTAATCTCGGTTCCAGGCGTGTTCCGATACGTGTCGCAGCGACTCTCCCTCAACCGTCACGATCAGCTTGCGTGCCTTCTGGCTGATGCGCTCGAAGAGCCATTCGTGCTCCGGCGGGATGTGCATCAGCAGCCCGGAAGTATAGATCACATCGAAATCGCCCACCTCGTCGATTACCTTCTCTGCCGGCCCGATGATCACCTGCATATCCGCATATTCCGGGAATGCCTTCATCCCAACTGCCACGGTTTTCGGGCTGATCTCGATCCCGCTCACCTTTTTGAAGCCAGCCTTCTGCAGCGCCACCAGGTTGCGCCCGGTTCCGCAGCCGATCTCCAGGATGCTCCAGCTCTTCCTGGCATATTTCGTCATCGTCTCAACCCATAGCCTGGATACATTCTCCAGGTTGAGATAAAACTCAGGCCGGCAGCTGTTGGCTCGTTTCACGGGTGCCCCGCTCGCCGCCGGATCATTCCAGAACTTGATCCGGTCGAATTGATAGGTCTCGTTCTCTCTGTTTGTCATAAGTAGCTCTCCAATCTCTCCACAAAATATTTCGGGTCAAACGGCGCATGGATGAACCGCTCGCGCCAGGCCGCCGCCAGTGCATCTCCTCGGCAGGCCTTTTGAATCAGCTCAGCCGTGTCGCCTGCCAATATATCCAGCGGGTACATCATAATATCGGCATACTTCTCCCATGATTTCACCCATACTGTCTGCCCATGCGAGACCGTGTGCGGTGGCAGATCCTCCCGCATCATCAGGGTTGGCTTGCCGCGTGCTACCGCCAGGTAAGCAAAAGTTTGATGACCGATTACCACATCCGCCTGGTCGATCTCTTTAACCGCCAGGTCAGGTCGTCCCTGGATATAGGTTACGCCCGCCACCTTCTCTAATCCGTTGTTCTTCAGGTCTCGGATGTGCCGTACAGTCAGCTTTGATCCGCTGGCCCGGCAGTATTTGATCAGCAGCTTATGTGTCCGCTGGTTGGCTTCCAGGTCTTCTGCGCACATCCACCCGCTGGCCGATGGATGGATCGGTCCAAATAGGATATTTACCGGTTTCTCAATCGGTTGGAACGGTAAGATGTCGCAATAGGACCAGCCGGTCACCTCAATCGGTATCGGATATCCATACCGCTCCATCACTTCCTTATGTCCTGGCGCAGGCACGAAGTTCGCCGTGGTAAATGGCTGGATCTCCCAGATCCCATCCCAGATGATCTGCGGCCTGGCCGCATGCGGGTACATAAAGATCGGCACGCCGCGCTTATGATAGCGCTCCAGCTTCGGCAGGCGCATCCCGCCATCCATGTCATAGATCACGAATTTCACGCCCCGCATTCGATCCTGCACCGAGGCCTTATATCCGGCCTTCTTCAGCGCTTGCAGATAAGCGCGCTCTTTTCCTTGATGTCCGCGGAACAGGAAATACTTCTGCGCTATCTGGATTGCTTTATGGCGCGGCTTTGTGTTATAGCCATGATGCCGATGGATCGTCGCAGTATACCTTGCTACCATTGATCGGTTTCTTTCCTTTTGTCGTTGTCTTTCTGTTCACCTGGCTGATGAATGGCAATAGACTCTCGATATCCGTGTTGTCGATGTCTAACAAAGACCAGCCAAACGCTCTCACCAGGCTTACTTTCAGCTCAATCAAGCCAAACCCTGCCTCCGCCATGTAGGGGTAGGTCTCAGACCCATCCCTTACTTCGGCGGAGTCGTAGGGTTTGATTGGGACGGCATCAGCTCGACCGCTCGCGTGGTAATTTCCTGGATCACTGAGATCAGCTCTCCCAGGTCGGCGCCTTTGCGCAGGTCCGCCACCGTAAACTTCTCACCATAAAAGTCTACAATGATCTGGTACAGAGCATTCAACTGCTCTTGACCCATTGCGCCTCCGAGCTTTCCAGACAGCTCAATCGCTCGTTCCACAAACTGCAGCGGCACGCGTGCCCGGCTGTAGGTTTCGAGCACTTCATCGTCATCACCGTAAAGCGTGAACTGGATTGGCGTCCCTAATGGCATGGTTACACGCTCGCTTCGTAAACTTCTGGCACCGGCACCTGCGTGAACCAGGTTGATGGGTCGAAATCAGCCGAGTCTTCGTCGCCGATGATGCGGGTCAGCCCGTCCTCAATGTCTTCGGCAATCACAAACTTCGCCGTGGTCTTGATGGCATGCACGGTGATCTCCAGCATCTGTGGGTCGGGTGTCTCGCCGCGTGTCACTGCGCTCTCATCCGGCAGGTCGAACTTGCACTTCGGGAAGCAGTAATAACGGTAGGCTCCGTTCGACTTCAGCGACCGGAACATCAGCGCAAAATAAGGCGGCACGCCGCCGTATTCGTAAAATACGCCCGTGGCTTCGTCGAAATACTGCCCGGTAAGGGTCGCCAGCAGTCCCAGCGGGATATTCGTCACCGTCAGCGTGATCACGGTCTCGCCTTTGGTGGTAAACGTTTCATAAGCCTGGTCATCGGCATAGATCGTCTCGCTGTTCACCGTGGAGGCTTGCGTGGCTTCCGCCGCCGGCGCCAGGTAAACAGGCGTTTCAGGCGTGTAGGTTGCCAGCTCATCCGTAGTGATCTCCGCAACGTAGAGAGAATCTAAGCCGACTCTCGGCCTGTATTCACCTGCATCATATCCAGGATTTTCAGACATTATATTTCTCCTTTGTTAGTAGCTCTCTGACTCGCTCTCGCTGTCAGAAGAATAAATAAATTCCATTGCCAGGCCGAAATGCCTGGTTTCGGTGTTGTATGGCAGTTCCCGCATCGAGCTGCGTGTAAAACCAGCCGCCACCATCGCGCCCGCCACATCCGGCAGGTTCTCCAGCCCGTTTCGGCTGTAGATCGTCACCTGCATGCGGTACCAGCGCATATCCTCGAAATCTTCGGCGTGCAGCAGCGGTGGCGATGAGATCATCTGGTACACCATATACACATCCGGCAGTGATTCACCGGTAGCCGAGATCATCACATTCGCCGCAGTCGGCACATTCAGGCTGCTCAAAGCCTCTTCGGTGATGCCCCAGATGTTCATTTCATTAGCTCCTGCTCGAACACCTTCTTCATCGCCGCGCCCGCCTTGCGCTTATCGCTGTCCAGCGTCGGTCGGATGTAGGGCTGCGCCGCCATCGAGCTCGTGCCGTATTCCTGCGCATTCCCATAGCGGGCTGTCTCAGCATCTGCATCGATCAGGCCGATCGTGATGTAGTGATAGTTGCCATCCTGATGCGGACCATCCGTTTTTAGATGCTCTTCCAGGTTATGAGTATCCTTCGGCACACGCCTCTGCATGCCATCCAGCAGCACTTCCGCGCCCGCCTCCAGCGCCCGGTCCACCACGGCATCCAGGTTCTTGCCCAGCTTGGCGATCTGCTCCATAAATGGCTCAAATCCCTTGGTGGTCAATTTGACTCTTGTCGTCATTTCGATTTTTCCTTCCCCTCTCTAGCGGTATTCCGCTGGGGAGGGGTTAGGGGAGGGGTCATCCTGGTTGCCATGCCTGCACCTTCAGCTCGATATACTCATGCCGGTTCTGGATGTCATCCAGGCTCACGATCTCGAAGTATAGGCTTTCCTTCTCCACCACGCAGGTCGCATCAATCGCGCTTGTGTAGCGGATCAGCACCGTCGCCGCCGATTTCGCCTGCACGCTGCTCGCCACCCAGGCTTCCTGCCCGTGCACGTTGGTCCATTTCGCCCATACCTCGCCGATCTCGGTTAGGGATGGTTTTTGAAACCCTCCCGCTCCGCTTGTAATGCTCCGGCTGTGCAGGGTGACCTTCGTATTCAGCTCGCCCGGGTTGGTGGTCGTGTTCCCGATTCTCATACAGACTCGTCCTCTTCCAGCTCCAGTGCCAGGGATTTCAATTGGAACAGTACCGCAGCCAGGCCGAAGCCGATCCCAGAAGCAGGCACACCCACCATTGCCGGGTTCTCGTGCCACATCACCAGCAGCATGCGCGCCGCACTCTTCGCCTCAGCCGGTATCGCAGTAGGATCTTCCGCCCAATCCCAGCCCGTGGCTTGTTTGATATAGGCATCCACGACCGGCAGCAGATCCAGCATGTTTGGATCATCTTCGGCGCAGCGCAGAACGTTGGCGGCTTCTGCATCATTCAGGATATGTGCCATACAACCTCCATCCTTCCCGCTCCCTCTTCCCTTCTCCAGCGCTGCTATGCTGGAGAAGGGTTAGGGGGAAGGGGTAGGGTTTATTACGCAGATTCTGTCCCAAACTGCAGGTACTTAATCGGTGCGCTTTCATTGGCCGTCTGTTCGCTCGATCCTTCGATCGAGGTCGGTGAAGCAAACACGCCATCCGTGCGCAGGAATGCCAGGAATCCAACCTGCAGGTACTCAGCGAATCTCTCTTCCAGGCGCAGGATGCGAACATCCTGAACGTCGCGGATGAAGTAATAGCTGAAGTCCCCGAACAGGATCGCCTTGGCTTCGGCTTCCGCCTGTGCCATAGACTGGTTGATGATGTACTGGTACCCCAGGATGGTATCTGGAGCATTTACCGCCAAACCAGGCAGCCACAATGGGCGCCCATCTTCCACGGCCTTGATCTGCTTCAAAACTGCCAGGGTCGTGTCGTGGAACATCCACTGCGCCCCATTCGAACGGTATGCCGGGTCGATCGAGTGCTCCAGGGCGATCAGATCGAAATAATCCACATCGAGATCCGCATCGGTCACCCCGGCCGGCGCAGCCGTCACAATGCCCTCAGGCTCGGTCGTTCCATTGCCCGTGGTAAAGTGATCGTTGGTGATCCGCCCCAGGCGCCGTCCGAGTGCAGCCGCCAGCCAGCTCTCCAAATTGAAGGCGCTGTCCTGCAGGAGCTGCATCGAAACCCGCACCAGCTTCGAGGTGTACATGAAGCTGCCCAGGGTCTTGCTTCCGAAGGTAGGATCGACTCCGGCCGTGTCCACCGCGTTTCCTTCGGTCAGGATGGCGCCCTTATTATAGGTGTCATCCACCAGCGGGATCGGCATATCTGCCCCGCTGGACGTGCTGATCTTGGTCGTGCGTGCCTGACGCATCCCGCCAAAAGCCTGCATGGCCTCGACCAGTTTCCGGTAGAACTCTTCCGGGATCAATGCCCCGCCCGCTCCTGCCGAGGTGGTCATCATGGCACGCTGGTTCACCGTGCCGTAATACGGCTGCAGCACACCGCGCAGCTCAGGCTTCATCCCGCCCAAACCCTGGCGCAGGTAAGCCCCAAAGGCCTGCCGGTATTCCTTGTCAGCAGGCAGAGCCCCTTCGACCTCGTTCGAGAAATCCTCGCCCATGCTTTCGATCTTGCGGATCTCCGGCTTCATCACCGGCTCTGGAACTTCGTCCATCTCAGAGTCGATAAAAGCGATCCGCTCCTGGCGGTCGATGGTCTCTTTCAAGGCATCGATGTCTTTGTTGATCCGGTCCCACTGCTCGGCTTCTTCTGCCGTCAAGGATCGGTTTTCCTTATCAGCCAGTGCATGCAGGCTCTTCGCCTGTTCCCAGAGGCTGGCTCGTCTCTGGCGTAGTTCTTTAGTGTCCATTATTCATCTCCTGATTTAATAGTTTTTTCGATCTCGTCCAACCGCCGTAATCGCTCAAGCGCCGAGTAGTGGCCGTCGAGTACCGGCTCTGGCTCCTCGCCCGCCCTTGAGTGGTGGCCAGGATCATCCGAATCCGGCTCCGGCTCCAGGAGATAGGGTTGGTACAATTCCATCGCCGCGCGAAGCATATCACGCTGCGTATTGGATAACTTCATGCCCCGCTCAGCACAGCGCAGCAATCGCCGCGCCTCTTCCAGCGGGTCCAGCTCGCCGTTCGGCAGAACAAGCTCCGACCTGGCGGCAATGCTGGTTGTTTCAAATTGTGGGAACGTCACCGGAGAGACCTCGTACAGTTTTGCTTCCCTGATCGTCCGCAATGGCAGTTCGCTTTTGCTTTCCGGCGAAAACCATTCCTGCTTGACGATCTCGAATGAGATCGACATTTGCGATACATCCCCACGCTTGATGGATGTCACCGCATCCCGCCCGGCCTGCGTATCAGGCGGAAAGATCTCTGATTTCAGACCCTTGTCGTCCTCCGCCAGGATCAAAGTCCCGCTCTTATTGCGCCCCAGCACCAGGTCCGTGTTGTGGTTCCACAATGCCCGAATGTCATGCTCGCGGATCGTCTTCTTATATGCCCCTGGGCTGACCTTCTCCCGGAACATGCCATAGATCACCGTTTCCTGATTGTAAACGCTGGCATAACCCACCAACTTGGGCGGCTTATCCGCTTCCTCGCGCATCTCCCAATTATCAAAGGGTATATAGCGTAATTCTTTTTGATTGTTCATTCTTCATCTCCTGATACTTCTTCTTCTTCACTCTCCTCCCCCTCAGGGGGAGGGGCTGGTGGTGAGGGCTGCGCTGGTGGCTCGTTCGCCTGGTCTGCCGATTTCATATTCCCGTTCACCAGGTACACATCCAGCCCTTCCGCCGGGTTCATATTCTCAAGCTCCCGGATCTCATTCCCGTTCATCCAGCCGTTCTGCCGGGCGGTTGCATACGCCGTATAACGACTCTGCGCATCCCCTCTTAAGAGCCCATCCACCAGGAATTCTACGAAATATTGTCCCTGCTCATCTTCGCTCAAAAGCGTCTTATTGATCTCCTGCTCCCAGCGCACCAGCCAGGACCGCAAAGAGTAAGTGATAAAACCGATGTTCTGCTGCTCGATGCCTGTTCCCCAGCTCGTGCTCCGGTCCACGTCCCCGATCATGTGCGGTGGCACCCTGAACAGCCTGGCGATCTCCTCCACCTGGAACTTGCGTGTCTCCAGGAACTGGCTATCCTCGTTCGGCAACCCGATCTGCGTCCACTTCATCCCCTCTTCCAGCACCATCATGCGGTGCCGGTTGCTCAGCCCGCCCATCGATGCCTCATAGCTCTTCCGGATCCGCTCCGAAGCTGCCGGTGAGAGCTGCCCTGGATGCTCCAGCACCCCGCCCGGTCGTGAGTCGTTGCCGAAGAAACGTGCCCCGTATTCCTCGGTCGCCATCGTCAGCCCCAGTGCTTCGCGTGCCTGCCCGATCGGCGAGAGCCCCAGCATCCCGCTCACATGCAGCACCCGGCTGGCCGACAGATTATGAATCTCCCCATCAGAAAGAGTGACCTGGTAAACCAGCTCATTCCGCTTATTGCGCACTGCTGTCACCTGCGTGGGGATCAGCGGCCATAATTCCTTCACCTCCCCTGCCCCATTCCTGGAGATCTCCGCATACGCATGCCCATACAGCAGCACATAAGCCATCATCATCGACCTGAAATCCACGCTGGTCTGCTCCGGGTTGGAAACATCGTGCAGCACCCTGTAAAGCGGGTGCTCCGTCGCTCGTTCCTTGCCGCGCCGCAGTCTGCGGTACAAAATCGCTGGCAATGAGGCAAACGTCTCGCTCAGCAGCGAAATACAGGCATAAACCGCTACCAATTGCAGCGCGGTTGATGGAGTTACCACCTTGCCCGTGGTCGAAGCCGTGCCCCCGAACAGCTCCAGCAGGGTCGTTCCATTGATCACCGTTCTCCCCTCGATACTGCGCCGCTCAAATAACTGCGTCAAAAAGCTCATGCTTTACCCTCCCCAAACAGGCTGATCACCATCAAGATCGCCCCTGCCCCGATCAGCGCTCCCGGTGGATAAATAAAATACACCCCGGCGCAGAACAGCCCCATCCCGGCCGCAAACGCCACCAGGTTCAACGGGATCGCCCGTAAGAAGTCAAATAGTCGTTTCTTCATTAGTTTGTACCGAGAAGTCATGCATCACCTTATCTAAGGTGGTATATATTATCTTTTGTTCACCTTGTTCATCTAGACAAGTAATTTCGACTAAAATATAAGACGCTATATTCCCCAATTGAATATCAATCGGAATGTCAAGATTGCAATCAATAACCGGAAATCCTAGAAGGGTACTCACGCCTTTGGCTCCATCATCCAATATTCATAGCACAAACAAATCCTTTTCCTCATACACGCTCTTCCCGCTCGTTGCTTCACCAGAAGTTAGCGCATCCTGTCGCGCTTCCCAAGATAGAATCGCTGCCATCGCCCCATCGATCTTGAACGGAGAATCACTGCGTTCCTTATAAATAATCCACATCCTGACCGCGTTCTCGTCCAGAATGTTAAGATACTTCCTCATCGCATTGCCAATATGTTGTGAAAAACTCCGGTTCTCCTCATGGCTCAGCTCGCGTGCCTTGATCGCATTATCGAAACCCTTAATCGCAAATGCCATCGCCCGCAGCCGGTTTGTCCACCATTCCACCACCACCTTATCCCCATACTTCCCTGCCCAGGTTGCCACCTGCGTTTCCCAATAAGGGGGATCGCAATACATGCGCCACACCCGCCAGCGCTTGAACACCTCATCCACCGTCGCATTCACTTCATTCTCCGGCACTTCCCACTCATCATTATTCACCGGCTTCTCCCACAACCCAGCCAGCCATTGATAACCCGTTTCAACATGTGTTGCCACCAACGCCGTAGAATCTCTCCATCTTGCACCGTCAAATCCCAATGTAATCAGATCCCCTTCTGGAGGAATAAAGTCAATCGCCAGCGAATTCCACAGCTCCAGGTCGAATGCCTTCTCGCTCGCTCTCACCAGCCGGTTCAGCCATACCCTCTCCAGGTAAGCCCGGTCTGCTGTTGGATCATCCCACTGGTCCACGATCCCCTCGATATCCGACCATTCCGCAATCGGTCCGCTCGCCTCGATCACGGCCTCCCGAATAGACTCTCGCGTGTCTAGCCTATGCTTATCGCCCGCCTGCCGGTGGAAGAAAAATAGTCTGGAGTCGCTGATCTTTCCATCCAGCACCTGCCTGGCATAATCCATCGTATCTTCCGCCACCGAGCCATCCCCCGGCGCCGGCGCCGTAGTGATTTCCATGCTCCACGCGTCCGAAAGATAACGTTTCGGAATGTTCGCCAGCATCGTCCGGTGCGCTGACTTCAGTTTCGGAAGCGTAAACCGGTGCGTTTCATC